ATGTTGCCGTCGGTCTGGTCGTGCCACATCCGCACGAAGTCATTCGGCTGCGTCGAGTCGCCCGAGTAGACGAACCACTGCGGGTCCGCATAGAGCGTGGTCGGGCGGCGGTTTGCGTTGCCGAGGTGGCTGTACGACATCAGCGCGGCGACATGGTTGCCGTTGAGGTCGCCCGGGCCGCCGTTGTAGTTCGTCACGCCGATCTGAAGCGTCGCGGGGATCGACGAGCCCGTCGCCATGCGAACGCCCGCCCACTGCCACGCACCCCAGATGCTCGTGACATTGTTCCCTGTCTGAATGGGCACATCCCACTGCACGCGGCCGTCGTTCAGCGCGTTGTTCGAGGTGCGGAATGTTCCGATCCTGACGGCATCGGAGATGCTCGTCATGTCGAAGGTCACGCCGACCTGATTCGACGCGTTCGGCTTCGGAAGGATGTCGACGCGGCCGTCGACCGTGTTCGCGATCGTCTCGCCGCTCAGAAGCGCGACCGCCGTGAACTGCGGGCTGTCGGTCGTGCCGATGCCGAGCGTCGTGCGTGCCGTCGACGCGTTCGCATCGTCGAGCAGCCCGCGCGCCCACGCCGTGCAGATGATCTCCTCGACGCCGCCCGCGCCCGCGCTCGCGCGGCCGAGGATGCGATCGGTCGCGCTCACCGTCATCGGGTCGGTGCCAGCTGCCGCGTGCGTCGAGCCGTGAGAGGTCGGGGTCCGAGCGTTGGACAGCCGAGAATCATTGCCTTCGCAGAAAGTCTTTGATGCAGTCCCGAACGATCCAGTGGTGATCAATCCGCCGGAAGTCGTGATGAGTGGCAGATCGGCCGTGCCCCCGATCCGTCCCGCGTTCGTGATGTTTCCGTGAGCGTGGACGGATGTCGCCGCGCCGATGTCCATCGCCGAAATCGGGTCCGAGCCAAGCGAAGAGTGGCTCGACGCGTGAGCCGTCGGGTTACGCGCATCCGACAGACGGGTGTCGTCGCCGAGCACCGCCTCCGCGGTGCCAGCGTTGCCCGTTGCAGGGACATTCCGCGTCGCCGCAGTCCCGAGTCCCGACACATCGCCGACGACATGCGTGTGGCTCGAAGCCGCCGCGGAGATCGCGGAGCGCGCCGAGGACGCGTCCGCCGCCGTCAGGACCGAACGGCCGACCGTCGTAGAATCGCTGATCTGCGAGGCCGTGTGCGTGTGGCTCGACGACGCCTTCCCGTCGAGCGCAGTCTGGAGGCCGCTCACATCCGCGATCGCGTGGCCGTGCGCCGCCGCCGCCGCTCCCACATCCGCTGCGCCGAGCACCACATCGCCCGTCTCGCCGTTCACGCTCGTCACCGCGCCGCCGCCGGCCGCGCTCGCGCCCTGCGGGCCCGGCGACACAAGCTCCATCAGGATCGGGCTCGTCTCGAGCGACAGGCTCACCTGCGGCGCGTCGAGGAGCATCAGCCGCCAGCCCGTGTTCGTCGCGCTCATGGGATCGTCCCCCGCGCGGCCTCGCGGCCCACCGTGACCGCGCCCTCCCACAGCGAGTCGACCAGCCCGCCGGGCCACTCCATCTCGCAGTCGTGCACGAACCGACCCGCGAGCGCAGCCGTCACCGACTTCGGCAAGTGGAACGACACCACCCCGTTCACCGCGTCAACCGTGATGCGACCGTCCGTGGTCGACATCGACGCCGTCAGCGTCGCCGAGTCGAAGGTCGGCCGCATCGCCCAGCGGAACACGCAGCCCGTCAGGTTGATCGGCGCGCCGCTCTCGTCGCGGAAGCGGATCGAGAAGCGCCAGTCGGCGCCAGCCTTGATCGCGGCGTTCCACACGGGGACGAGTCGGGTGTTGATCGCGTCGCAGGTCATCGTCGATCGTTCCTCACAGTCCGAAGATCCCCTTCAACGCCTTCGCCGAGATCCGCATCTCCGGCGCCTTGCTCTTCCACGCGAACGGGTGGAAGTCATCCACCGTGAACTTCCGCCCCTTGCCGCCGCCGTGCGCGTTCGCGATCAGGCACATGAGCGACGCCGTGTGGTTCCACTCGCTACGCGACTTCGCGTCGTGCATCCACGCCAGCTCGCGCAAGGTCCAATCGTCGGGGCTCAGTCCGACGATGGCCGCCGACTCGGCCACGAACCGCCAGCAGGACTCGGCGCCAGACTCTCCTCCACGAGCGCCTCCATCCTGTCGCGCGCCCGATCCGCCTCCGCCTCCGCCGCCGCGAGGACCCTCTTGAGCGCGGCTCTCTCGCGAGGGTTCGGGAAAAAATCCACGATCGCACCGAGCATCGCCTTCACCGCGTGGTCCAGCGCGTCGCCAGCCATCGCAGCGCCGAACTCCTCGTCGCTCACCCCGTGCGCCTCCGCCTGATCGCGGCACAGCACATAGATCACATCCACGAGGAGGACGGGGTCGGACGCGAGCCGCTCCAACACACCCGGCTCGCGCCCGCCCTCCGCGTTCTTCCTCTCCGCCACCTGCATGAGGTCCACGCCGAGCGTCGCGCGCACGCGCTTCACCGCTCCGACATCCACGCGGACGCTCCAGTACCGACCCGCCGAATCCTTGAATCCGTGCATCGTTCAGACTCCTATCAGGCGGGGGTGTGCCAAGCCGGGTTGCGCGTCACATACGCGGGCTTGCAGGTCACGCTCACCGTCTGCGTGTCCTCCAGCGGCTGCTCGATCGAGAAGCCCGTCACGGTCCAGTCCGCGATCAGACCCTCGCCCGAGGTCGCGTCGAGCACCGCGAGCGCGAGAATCGTGTTGTTGAAGAACGCCTGCTGGAACGCGTCGACATCCGTGTTCGCGACATCGAAGTTCATGTTGAACTCAAGCGTCGCGCTCTTCAGCGTGCCGAGCGTGGTGCGCCAGCCGCCGGCCGCGCGCGTCGAGGTGTCGGCCTCGCCCTTCTCCATCGACAGCGTCAGGTCCTTGACATTGGTCACGGCGGTAAGGCTGGCGACCGCAGTGCCAGACGCGCCGCGCGACAGAACACCTTCCAGTCCGACTCGAATAGCCATCTCTCATCCCTCCTGTTCAGCCGACGGCGCGAAGCCGTGCGGTGACAACGCCTGTGAACACTCCATGCTCCTGCATGTGAACGGGCGAGACCATCGGGTCGATGGTCACGCCCACGCACACGAAGCCCGTCGCTCCCGCGCGGAGCGCGTAGAGCGCGTCCGCCACCTTCTCCACATCCGCGCTCAGCAGCGCGATCTCCGAGTCCCGCTGCGTCTGGTCCACCTTCCGCTGCACCATCACATCCACCGAGTAGTCGATCCGCTCCGAGACCCGAGTCTCCGCGCGGCGGTCGATCGCGCGAGGCAGAACCGTCAGCGTCAGCGACAGCAGCTCCTCGGGCTTCCGCTCCGGCCAGAACGAGCGCACCGCCGTGTACGCGCTCGACAGCGTGAGCCCCGTCACCGCCGCGAGCACCGCGTCTCCGACCTGTGCTGGCGTCGCCGTCATGCCGTCTGAGTCCTCAGCTTCGTGTGCACGCGGATCATCCTGCGAGAGGTGTCCGCGTACTTCCATTCCTGCTCGCGACCGGGCGCCGTCACCTCGTAGGTGCGCACGGTCCCGTCGCACGAGCGCTCCTCGATCAGGTCGCCCTTCGCGGGGACCACGGGCAGCGCGCCGAGAACAAGGTCGCACGCGCTCACCACGAAGTCGCGGCTCTCCCAGCGCAGCACGCCGTGAGAGTCCTCGACCTCGAACACCGTGCGGCCGACCGTCGCGGGAATCCTGACGCTGTCCGAGCCGCGGATGTACACGACATCCGCCGACAGGGCAGCGCGCATCGCCGATGCCACGAGCGCGCTGCCCTTGTCGAACAGGTTCCCCATGATTCAGCCTCACGGATTCAGGAGCGCGAGAACCTTCGTGGTGCCGTTGCCTGCGGCGGCGACGGCGCGGCCGAACACCTTGTGCGTCGACGCGGTGATCGTCGCGCGGCTGTTCGCCACATCCCAGTACAGGATCGCGCCGGCCACGACCACATCGGTCGAGAGCTTGTTGATGTTGTAGAGGCCGCGGACGGACAGCGCGCCGAGCGTGTTCGCGGCGATGTCCTTCTCCGCGACGCCGACGAGGTCCGCCTGCACGATGACCGAGCCGGCCGAGACGGCCGCGCCCGGGGTGTAGTCGATGTAGTTGCCTTCCGCGCACTTGTCAGCAATTGCCATTTGTCTTCCCTCTTTCGTTTGTTCGTTTGGTTGAGGCTCGGGGCGGGGCCGCGCTTGTCGGCCCCGCCCTCCGCCGTTCGATCACTCATCAGGCGCCGGCCATCTTCACGCCGCCGCGGTACTCCTGCTTCGCCACGCCGAAGTCGTGGAAGCCGCGCATCTGGATGCCGAGCAGGTTGAAGTCCGCGTCCGCGGTCTCCACCGTCGGAGCCTCCACGCCGTTGAGGAACGCGACCTCGATGGTCGAGAGCACGCTCGGGTCGGCGAGCAGGTACCACGCGGTCGAGCTGTTGCCCGTGAGCGACGCGTTCGACAGGTAGGCCGAGTAGACCACCGAGAACTTGCCCGCGTGCGGGTTGCCGACCACATCCTTCGAGGACGAGGTCGGACGGAGCTCGAGGCTCGACATGAGCTGCGCGCCCTTCGCGTTGAGCGCGGTCGGCACGAGCAGGATGCTCGGAGCGATCGCGAGCGGCGAGCCGTCGGGATCGGTCTGGTCGAGGAACGCCTGCTCCGCCTGCGTGAGCGAGTCGATGCCGAGCGCGGTGCCGACGCCCGTCTTCAGCGAGCCGTTGCCGGCGGTGAAGAACGAGGCGTTGTCGAGGAACGCGCCCCAGAAGACCTTGTTCATCTTGAGCGCCGCTCCGCGGCCGATCCGCTGCGGGAGCGAGGTCAGCGCGCCAAGATCGTCGTTGATGATGTCCTGACGGGTCACGGCGAACATCTTGCCGTAGGTCTTGGCCTGATTGGAGTAGCCCGTCTCGCTCACCTCGCCGTGCTTCAGCTCGCCGTTCGCTGCAACCTCGTCGTACTCGAAGCCGCCGTTGAGGCGGTACGAGGTGACCGACTTGAAGTCGTTCACGCCGCGGATCGACGCGATCGAGCGCCACGAACTCTCGACGGCGTTGAAGCCTTCGAGAACGAACTTGTTCGCGGTGTTCGAGAGGATGCCCGGGAGCGACAGGCCGCTGAAGCCTGCGCGGAGCACCTCGCGCTCGTGACCGCGGAACGAGCGGCCCGTGTAGCCGTTCGCCCACGCTGCTTCGAGGAGGAGCTCCTGAAGGCCGATGCCGCGCTTGAAGCGCTTGTCGGCTGCCTCAAGGGTCTTCGCGTCGAAGCTCTTCTCGACCGAGCGCATGCCGCCGGCCTTGCAGAGCGCGGCGACGAGGACATCGGAGCTCGGAGCATCGTCGCCCTTGATGTGGGCGGCGGGAGCGCCGATCACGGGACGCGATGCGCGGAGAGCCTCGAGCTCGGTCTTCTCCGAGGTCCAGCCCTCGGCGATGGCCTTCGCCTCGATCTCGGCGTTGCCGCCCGCAGCCTTGCGGACGGACGCGATGCGGTTTGCCTCGGCAGCAGCGGCGGCGCGAATCTCGCTCACCGTTGCGGCCACTTCCGCCGCGCCATTGGCGGCGGTGACTTCAGTCTTTTCAGCCATGATGTTTCCCTCGTTTCCTTCTGCGGGATCGCCCGCGGTCTCAGCGGCACACGCCGCAACGGATGCACTCGTGTTGTCATCGGCGCCAAGCGCAACGAACGACACCTCGGAAAGCGCCGAGGAACGCACGATGTAGACGGGACCCTTGAAGACGCGGCCGTTCGCCTCCGCCTTCTCGCCCTTGTCGACGAACTCGACCTGAATCGCAGACGCGCCGATCGACGCCTGCCACGGGAAGCCGTTCGCGGCCGAGCGCATCACGCTCTCGCTCGCGTCGCTCGCACCCGAGATCACGCCCGACACGCGAAGCTCCATGCCGCGCGAGAGGCTCTTCACCTCGACCGCGTCCGTGTGGCCGACGATCCGAAGCGGGTCGTGCTGGAGCAGGATCGGACGCGCCTTCTCGGTGGTCTTCATGCCCGCAAGATCGACCACGACGGGCACGCCCCAGCCGACACTCATCGCGCCGCCCGTGTAGGCCAGCATCTTGAACGACTTCAGCTTCGGCGACTCGTCGCCTGCCGCCGCGTCGATCTCGGTCGGAGCCGTGAACTCGACCTGACCGCCCGCGAACTGGATGCTCTTTCCGCTCATGTCCTTCATGTCACTCCCCTCCGTTCGGGTCGGGCTCGGCGGGCGACATCGCCTGCTGCCCCGGCATCGGGAGACCGAGCTCGATCATCAGCGCGTGCTCGCGCGCACGCTGGCGAAGCTCGCTCTCCCAGTCCTTGCCCTGCCGCGCGTACTCCGCGGCGAGCGTCGTGGTGCCGTTCAGGAGGCGCGTCGACTGCGCGTTCGCCTCCTTCGCGGGGTCCACATGCTCGTTGCCGTCCCACATCCACTCGTGAGGCCACGACGCAGCGCGAAGCGCGGGCGGGATCAGGCTAGAGATCAGGATCGCCTCGGAGATCCACGCCGCGAACACGCGGTCGAGGACCGTGTCCGCCATCACCTGCTGCTCGATGCGCAAGCTCTTGTGGTAGACCTGATGGTCTAGGCGGCCGCTCGCGTAGTTGTACTTCGAGCTGTTGCCCGCAGCCACATTGAACGGCATGTTCAGGCACCGAGCGACCTCGTTCAGGATCTCGTTCTTGAACATCTCGTAGGTCGTGGTCGGCTGCTCGGCCTTGAGCTGCCCCATCTTCCAGCCAGCGGGAAGCGTGATGAACGAGTTGCGCTCGACCTCGATCGTGTCCATCGGGTCCACATCGTCCGCCTCGCCGCCGGCGGGCGAGTCCGTGTGCAGCACGCCCGCGTAGTTCGCCGCCGTCTCCGCGCAGTCGAGCACCGCCAGCGTGTAGCGCCGCAGCTGACCGAACAGGTACAGCGCGGGGACGATGTCGGGAACGCCGCGAAGCTGGCCCGGGCGCTCGGCGCGGAAGTAGTGAATCACGCGCGAAGCGTCGATCCACTTGCCCGAGCCCGCGAGCGCAGTCATCATCGTTGGGCCCGCCATCGTGCTCGCGCCGTTGTCGCCGGGGTGCGCGTCGAGGAGGTAGTACCGTGCGGGGTTGCCGAACTCGTCGTACTCGATCAGCGGCACCTGCTCGCTCTCGACGAGGCGCAGGTCGAGCTTGATCTGCCCGCGCAGCGATGCGTTCGATGCGAGGATCGCGAACACCTCGCCGCTCTCGCAGCGGCCCGAGCGCAGCAGGCGGAGCTTGTCCGCGAGGCGCACCTCGGTCGACCACTCGTCGAACGCGGACTCGATGCGGCTCGACACAATGCGATCGTCCATCTTCAACTGGAGCCGCGCGCCCGTGCCGACGAGGTCGTTCGCAAGCGTCGAGACGATGCCCTTCGCGTAGGAGTTGTTGGCCACCTCGTAGCGGCAGCGCTCGCGCAGGGTCTTCCGAATCGCGTCCGTCAGCGCCGCAGCAGGCGAGTAGCCGTCCGCGCCCGCCCAGTGCTTCGCGTTCTGCGGAGTCTTCGCGGCCGCGTCGTACTTCGCGCGCACGACCACGCGACGAGGCGCGGGCGCTGCGGGCGAGCGGCCGAAGATGCGCGACATGATGCCCATCAAACGGCCCCCGGCGGAATGATCCGCTGCACGCGGAGCCCACGGTCGCGGCGCTTCGTCGCCGCCTTCGACGCGAGGTAGCGGTCGAGCTCGATCAGCTTCGAGATGTCCTGCTGCGTCACGCTGCCCGCGTCGTTCGACGCCGAGGCGGGCGCCACCGCGGACTCGCGGAGCGCCTTCTCGATGTCGGAGTTGGTCGGAGTGCTGCTCAAATCTCGTTGGTCCGCTCTCGCTTCCGCTGCCGAATCGTCGCGACCCACCATCGCTTCACCGCCAGCGGCGCGTCATCCCCGTCGAGATGCGCGAGCCATGCAACCTGAATGGCCTCCTCGCGATCGCTCGCGGGCACGAGCTTCAGTTCGAGCTCGAGCCTTGGCGCGTCGGCGACCGGAGGTAGTCCATCCATCCAGTACCTACACGGCGACGAAGGAAAATCAGCGATTTCGTCTTCGGGCCGCGCAGATTCCCGAGATTCCCCTACGGGTAGTGGTCGGATCATCGGCCCTCCTGCTCGTAGGTAGTCGTTCGCTTGCCGCAGCGGCGGCACTCGCGGCGCCTCATCACCCGCTTCATCGGGGCGTTCCGCGTCTCAAGCACCCGCAGTTCGCGCGAGCCGCACGCGCGACAGCACAGGCCGCTCGGCTCGGCCTTCGGTTCGGTCGGCGGGCGCGGCTTCTTCGGCGTCATCGTGGCCCCCTCTTGATGTCGGACAGCTTCACGCGCGGCTTCCGCTCCACCACCGCCTCGCGCATCGACGGCAGCGAGCACCCGCTCATGCTCGCGCCCACCGCGCAGCCAACCATGCAGTCCAGCCAGTGGTTGTCGAGGCCAGGACGCCGCAGCCGCCACTCGTCCACCGTCCGACCCTTCGCGCTCACGGCGATCCGATGCTCCGCCGTCAGGTGCTCAGCGAACATCCGATGCAGCTCGCGGTCGCCTTCGAACAGCGACACGCTGCCCGGGTCTCCAAGCGGCACGCCGAAGCGCTCGTGCACGAAGCTCTTCCACCAGTTCGAGTCGAACAGCACATGGCGCACCGCGCGGCGCTCGGTCGCGGGCGGCATCCGCCAGTGCGACCCAGCCTTCTCCCCCTTGCGCTTCGCCGTGCTCCCCCACGGGGCGCTCGACGCGCCCACGAACCGACCGTGCGACGGCAGCGCGAGGCCGTTCCAACGAGACCGCGCGCAGAACTGGTACACGACATCCGTCGACTGCCCCCAGTTCGCGTCGATCAGCACGCGGTCGAGCCGCACCGTGCCGCCGCCGTCCTGCTTCCACACGCGGTCGGCCCGCTCCTCAAGCAGCCGCTCAAGGCCGTGGTGGATCGAGCCCTCCAGACCCGCCTTCGGCGCCGCGTCGGACAGCGTCCGCTTCACCTCGCCGAGCGTGTAGTACCTCATCTTCTGGTCGGGCCACGCGCCGTAGTCCACCACCCACCCCGTGAAGTCCTCGCTCCACGCGGCGACCGTCCAGAACAGCACCGATTGCTGGATGTCGATCGACATCGTCAGAGCCGACGCATCGCGAGGCACCAGCCCGCGCGCGTAGCCGCTCACCTTGCCCGCCGCCTCGTCCTGCTCCAGCTCCGCAACGCTCGCCGTCACCAGCGGAATGGGCTCGTTCTGGAACTCCGCGAAAAACGCCGCGTCCTTGCGGTCGATCCGAAGGTTCATCGCATGCTGAAGCGCCGACAACTCGTCGGGATCGTGCCGCGCCTCCCACGACACCACGCCGCCCGCGTCCATCGCCGCCTTGTTCGCGCGGTAGAACTCGGTCGCCGTCTCGCCGCGGCCGCCGTCGCGGAACGACTGGCGCCGAAGACCCGCGTACTCGTCCCACAGCGCCGTGTTCGTCGGCCACTCCACAACCATCTTCGACCGCTCGCCCCTCCACTCAGGGTGCTTCTCGCGGTCGAGGATCGCGTCGGCCATGTCCCCCGCGCGGATCACCGTGCACGGCATCACCGCCGCGATCTTCTGGCCCGGCCCCGCGAGGCCGAGGATCGCGCCCGCGAGCAAGCCCTCGCGAGTCCTGCACTGCGACGGGCTGTTCGCGCTTTCGTCCGTCTGGGGATCGTCGATGATCGCGAGGTTCGGCCTCACCCGCCGACCGTCCGCGCGCTTCGCGCTCATGCCGCGGATCGCACCCGTGAGGCCCGCGCAGCGGATGATCGCGCCCGACGCCCTCGACCCGGCGATGGTCGGCAACACGATCGACTTCGCCTCCCAGCGGATGTGCGTCGGCTTGCCGCAGCAGAGCTGCCCGTTCGCCCGCTGCGCGATCCCTTCGAGCCGCTCGATCGGGACGCAGATCTCGGGGTAGTCCTCGCCGAGCATCTCGTTCGTGGCGAACTCGACCTTCAGGTTCGAGAGCATCCGCTCCGCGTGCTCCTCCGTCGCGCCGATCAGCGCGATGAAGTCGCGCCGCCCCGTCGCCACGGCGTACATCCCGCCGACCTCGCACATCGTGGTCTTGCCCGTGCCGCGCGGCATCGCGAACGCGAACAGCCCGCCGACCGTGACCGCCTCGTCGATGCGCGAGAGCGCGCGGATGTGCGGGTCGCTCCACGCGAGCGGGAAGGTCTGCGCGAAGTAGACCTCGCACCAGCGCCGCAGGCTCGTCTCGGCCTCCGCCCGACGCTCGGGGTTCGCGCACGGAGGGATCGACCCGATGTCGCGGCCGCGCGCGGACATGGCGCGGAACTCCTGCGCCTTCGCCTCGCGGAACCGTTCGTAGCCCCGAAGCGGGGCAGGTGCCGCCGGCGCGGCTGGGGCGTCGACCGCCGCTGCGGAAGGTGCCAGAACTGGCGGCTTCGGCCGCGCGGCCTTCGGCTTGCGGGTCGGCTTGGCGGGCTTCTTGGGCTTCAAGGTCGGCCCCCCAAGTAAGCCAGTGCGGTTTTCTGGCTACTCCGGCGGCCT